AGCGGAAACTTTTGGCGTTGGAGCTTGGCTTCGATTAGATCCATGGTCGGATGGTGCCAGAAGAACTTGGGAAAAGTCAAGCCTGTTTCTTTAAAGACGAGCGAAGTACCTTAAATGTCTGCTTTTCGTCAAAAGGTGAAATTAATCCATCTTTGGCTATAGCTCCACGAATAAACGCAAAAGGTTTGGGTCCGTAGTTTGCATATGTGCCGATAATTGTCTGGCCTATTGGTGTAGTGCCAGTGCATAGATCACCAAAGGCGAGCTTAAGTTTACGGTCTATTTGTCGTGGTTTTGGAGGTTTTCTCGATTCGAGAGTTAGGCGAGAACACAAGTACTCTTTGGGGTCTTCTACTTTACCTTCTGGCATTCCGTAGACCAAAACTCCAAAGGATGCGCGAATTCGAATATAAATGCCAATTATTTTTTGGTGATCGAAGGTATATCCGGTGACAGGATCACCTTTGCGAAATTTAATTATTCTCTGCATTTAACAAATGTTTAGCATGGGTGAAACCATATGTCAAGTAGTTAGCTTAGGGGTACACCACATAGATTCACGTAGATTTCACGGACGTTGCCCAACAGGGGACTTCAATAGATTAAGGAAAAATGGGTCTGTTCACATATTTCACAGTACTTTCATTAAGCTTAGGAGATGATCAATAGGGTTGTAATGGTATTGGTATATAACCACACTGATACAGAATGAGTTTTTAAGGAAAGAATCAGCTTGACATTGACGTATATGACTTTCGGGCCATTTTTAGGGCCCCTTTTTGGGCTTTCATAAATAAATTTAAATCCCTGCCTTGTGTGAAAAAAACAGCGATTACGCGCCCACTAAACCATTGACATTCACATAGACTTATTATATAAATACGATTTATATGCCAAAGCTTCGAAATGAAAGGCTTTCAATTTCTTCAGGAACCAAAATCGGGCGTCTGACTATAGGTGATCTTGTCCGATGGGTGACTGAACATCCATTATATGAAGCAACACCTGTTTCGTATCTTCGTCAGGGTCGATTATGGGAATGTCTCTGCGAGTGCGGAGAAACAAAATTAATTTCAGAGGCACATTTATCTACCGGAAGAATAAAATCTTGCGGCTGTTTACGTCGGGAACGCAAGGAGCTTGGGCTTCGTAAACGTCTTAATAAAGTAGAACAAAAGATTAGATCTCAACAATTAACTAAAGAGATAATTGTTGAACAATTTAAATTGAAACAATTACAAATTAGTTTTGTAAAAGATGAAAATGCTATTAAAGAAACAACTCAACGCATTAGAGATTTAATCCAACAAAAATTGGCTTTGGTTGATTTTAAGAAAAGGGTTCAAAAACGACGATATCAGCGCAAGCGTTACAAGGATCAAAAGTTGCTGAACAAACCAAGTCCAACTATAAATGATTAAGTATGTCCGCGTCGCGAAACGTCCGATTGGCCTGGCTAGCTCAGCAACTAACCGAGGGAAAATCTAATGGTGCAATTATTTTAGATTGCATGACTAAATTTCCTGGTGTGAGTGAGAAAGTCGCGCGAAAAGACTTAAAAGAAATTCTCCAACGCTTCGCCGAAATCGATTCGGATACTCTTGAACTTGCCAAACAACGCTATTTAGAGATTGGCTGGAAGCTACTCGAAGAGTGTAGGTCGCTCTCTCAGATGGGACCAGCCGTCACTCAGTTTAAGAATCTTGCTACTATTGCAGGAGTCTTGAACGAAAAGGCACCAGAGAAGCAAGAAGTGGCACCAGAGAGCAATATTATTCGTGAGCGAATTACTCAGCTTATGAAAAATAAAGCTGTACGAGAGAAAGCAAACGAAATAGGGCTCGATTTGAAAGATCTTTCGAAGAAAGACAATGACTAGTGTTTTATCCTCGGCTGCAGCCGGGAAAAAACAAATAGAAAAACTAGCACGACTTAAAACAATTAAGTCTTGTGCGAATAATATCGCTGTAGCACTAAAAATGCGACAGCCTACAGGATTACAGAGCTGGATTAATCATGTTCTCAATGCTTGGCGAAACGATTGGACAGGTGCCGAAGTATCTGAGATTATGATTAAAGCAGCACAATTAGCTTTTGGATCCCCCATGACATTATCCAAAGATCAACTACAATTAAGACAATACGCCAATCAATATTATAATCCTACAGGACATACACTTAATGTAGAACCTATGGGATTACCGGATGAAAACGGTAAAGTAATTAAAAAACTAGTTCCTGGAGGATTAATCTTAATTCCTCACAGTTATGAGCTTGGTGGTAAACGTAGCGTAATTAATTGTACAGCCCCACAGTTGCGTAAAATGGAGATTGTTCCTAAGCAAAATAATCTTTTAGACGCAACACCTGTAAGTTATGCGGAATGGCTTAAGTATTATCCGTATCAATTAAGTAAGTGCTGCAGGTTTTCACTTATGTGGTCGGACGCAAAACAAATGATTGTATGTTGGAATTGTAAACAAGAGGTTAAATTTATTTATGCCTAATTTGTTAGAGCGATTACAATACACAATAGCTCTTAAGCTTATTCGTATTATAGAAGCTAAACCAGGTGGAATTGTAAGACCGACTAAAAAAGATGAAGACCCATACGGATCTGACTTATTACTCGTTGCGAGTCTTTATAAGTCTAGTTCATACTTGGACGTTAGTTTAGATGTTTCACAAGCCGAAGCACAATTGAATTTAGACTTTAAACGCGTTGAACCAGGATTAATTAAGTTCTTTTTAGTGCGGTTACCTTCGCAGATTTATTCAAGACCTTTAGGTATTACTCATATGAATACATATTGGTTAAATACTTCGCCTAATTTTGATTTATATGCCGACGCAAAAGAAGCCTTCGATAAAGCCTAGTCATGTAAGAAAGCATTGGTCTGGATTCGTACCGATGTCTATTCCACATACACAAGCCTTATGCGCGTATTATCATTGCACGAGTAAGCGCTGGTGCAATCGACGATATTGTAAGAAGCATGCATTAGAGTATGACCAAGAAGCATTGAAAGGCCAAAGTGTTACACTTTTATTTAGATCTAATGCCTCTTGATGAGCTAGAATTAAATCACTTTTTAGGATATAGAATTTCTAAATGTTGTTTTGATTATATTATATTTGATAATAAATTCACTTTTTGTCTAGAATGCCGTCGAAAAATAGATTTAGAAGGTCTGCTAGATCCTTATAGCTACATAGTAAGTTGAGATTTCTTAGCTACAGAGCTTTTATCTCTCTGTGGCCCTAAATTCTAAATCGCTTAGCTCCAAAGAGATAGACCTTTGGAAAACGCTTGAAGCGCTTGCAGGAGCGGATTCAATCCTCGATTGGATTCCTCTTATGTCTCCGAAGTATGAGAAGCCTAAGCATCTCAGGTCGCTTCTGGAAGTAATTGCACGCATGCAGTTTGAGCCTGTCTATGCGTGGTGCTCGGTTCCGCCGCGTTTCAGCAAGACTGAGAGCATATTACACTCTGTAGTTTGGCGTCTTATGCAAGACCCTACTACAGAGATTGCTTATTGTACCTACGAAGCACATTTAGCTTATCAGAAGTCTCGTAAGATGCGAGAGCTTGCCGAGAAAGTAGGAATCAAGCTCAAACGAGGTGCAAGCGGAGTCCAAGAGTGGTGGACAGAAGCGGGCGGACGAGTTATTGCAACATCAATCGGTGGCCCGATTACTGGTAGAGGTTGTCACTGGTTAATTATAGACGATGCTCTTAAAAATCGTGAAGAAGCTGAGTCCATTGTTATTCGTCAAAAACAATGGGATTGGTTTACTTCTACTGCTCTGTCTCGTATCGAGCCAGGAGGGAGCGTTCTAGTAAACGCTACTCGTTGGCACGACGATGATCTAATTGGACGAATCCAACAAGAGTTTTGTAAGCAGATTCGTGAAGAAGAAGATATTGATTGGATCGGTATTCATATGCCTGCAGTATATGAAGATCCAATCACTAAACAGGAAAAATCTCTTTGGCCTAGTCGATGGCCAATGTCGGAGCTTAAGAAAAAGCGTCGGCTCGTAGGAGAATACGATTGGGCTAGTTTATATCAAGGCCAACCCAGGCCAAAAGGTGGAAGATTATTTAAATCTCCCTCGCGATACGAATTTCCTATGATCGCGGATCCGGATGTGCCGTATAAGATTATTATCGGAGCGGATCCGGCTGCTACAGAGAAAACCAGTGCTGATTACAGTGTAGCCGTAGTAATGGCTGTCACTGGAGAATTTAATACTTTAGATTTTAGAGGCGATATTCTTGAAGTCTATCGAGAGCAAGTAGAGATTCCAAAGTTTGTAGCTAGACTTCGGGATCTAGCTATCAAATGGGGAGCACCGATCGCATGCGAAGCTGTAGGAGGGTTTAAAGCAGTCCCTCAGATGCTTCGAAACCTCGACAAGCGCTTGCACGTAATCGATGCACCAGCGCTCGGAGATAAATTTACTCGTGCTCTACCAGCAAGCGCCGCATGGAACGATGGAAGAATTCGTATCCCTCAAAGCGAAGCCTGGGTAAACGATTTCTTAGCAGAAGTAGAAAAGTTTACTGGTGTGAAAGATGCAAAGGACGATCAAGTAGACGCACTAGCACATGCGTACAATTGCGCGCAAATGATTGTTCCGAATGTAGTGTACAAAGAGCCTAAGGCTATAAGGTCTGGATTACCGTTCGGTTAAATCTTCAATTTTAACTAATTCGTGACAACTCCAACACCAATTGTCTGAAGCAAAGTTAGGCTGATTAACATATCTAATTATACCTCTACACTTAGTGTGTAAAGCATAAACATAAAAACTACTAGTTGTAAGAAATTTTTCCTTTATATCTAGAAATGACAAATCAAGCATATGACTTTTGGTGATTATAAAAGAGAGAAATGCCCACATTGTGGTGCAGAGATGAAAGCCTTAGCTCAATCTCTCTATTGTCCAAATGATTGTGATAGAATTCCTCAACAAGAATTAAACACAAGAGAAACCGAGCCGATTAGACTTAGATGTCCTAAGTGTCAAAGTCCAGATTTAACACAAATTTATTTCTGGACTTGGTCCGGGCATAAAATGTTTAGATTGTAATCACACTTTTTAAGTCCAAATCTGTAAAGCAGTATAAGAAAATCTATTTCCTCCACATACGTGCGGACCTAGATGGTTTTTTGGACGAACACAGCGTTGGATTGTTAAGGATGCTTGATTGTTTCTGCACATTTTATCAAAATCAAATTGAAGATCTTCGTATTCTTTACAAGCAATTTTATACCATTGCTCAGATGTAACCTCTAGAAGATCTAGAGGAGTTAGATCTTCAATCCACATTAACGCTTGGTCTTACGCTTCGGCTTGGTTGCCTTCACAGCAACGTTAAGACCAGTCACTAGACGCACCTTAAGCTCGTCGAGCGCGGCTTGGTAACCACAATCGTAACCGAGCATGTAAATAGCGTGTAGATCGTTATTCACAGATTCGAACAGAGTAGCAGCATTCTTAGGGGTCTTCATTGTCTTTTTCCTTCTATCGTTGATTACTCTGACCTTGCCACATGGCACGGCCTACATAAACACATAGAGAATATCCCGGATGTTTGCCTCGAAGTTTATCGGCAGCAAAGAAGAGAGCTTTAGAATGACTCTCGAAAAAGTGTGCTTCTGTCTCACTTGGACCTGAATCAGACTGATACGTTAGTATCACAGTAAACGGGAAATCGGTAGCCTTTACAGGGATGAGCTTGTCCATTTGTTTGGCTCCATAAAAAATTTAACTGTTTCATCTGTGTCTAGCGGAGTCAGGTCAGCAAACACACTAAAGCGAAATCTTCTCGTTTTAAGAAGTTCTCTCTCTTTAACGCGCTTCTTCTGGCGTTTCTTGGCTTTTGTAGTTGGATTAGCCATTATCGGCCGATAGAAATAGCATCTACTAGAGCTTCGTACCAAGTAGAGTATTTCCACTCACACATAAGATACTTAGCTTTAATCCAGGCACGATCTCCATCGTCGGTTTCTATTAGACAAACCCAACCGGATCTTCCTTCCAGGTCCCGCATGTGATGGCTCGCATCACTTCCATAACGATAAGTAGAAGTATCAAATTTATCGATTTGATGGCGGATAACTGTCGCTTTTTGGCCTAACAGTTTCTTGCCTCGAATAATGGTAACTACCTTGCCAGGATTTGGCCTTTGTCGCGAGAAACGGTCGACCAAGGTTTGCCAAAAGACTTTGGTATCTGGATTAATAGCCGGCATGACTATCTCCTTAAACGTGATAACGAGAAGTATCAGTGTACCGATCCGTATTACGAGCAAGCCACTTATGTGCAAGAGCTTTCGCATCTTCCAGCCGCTCACAAGCCTTCGAAGAGTAGACCACAACACCAGTGCCGCGAGTCACCCACTCAACGCGAAACTTCGAGGTATTTTCGCGCGTGCGAACATAACGCACGCTCGCGAAGACTTCGTATTTTTTGTTTTCCGTGTTCATATAAGCAATATACGACCACTCTCCTAACTTGCCAAGTAGATAATTAAACTATTTCACAAATGCTCGGATCTCTTAATGAAAGTTGCACGAAAAATTTACTTGTGAGATCGCTTAGAACATGGCTAGCGAAACCGCGTTTCCGCCGACTATTAAGTATAAAGTGCTTAAGACTCGCAATGATAAGTGGATGGGGGAGTTTTGGCAGAAGTGCAAGGCTCTTTATGCAGGTGGCCCGACTCTACTTAATAATATGTCTTTGCTTAAGCTCTGCATGCCTACGCACACAGGTGAAGACGAGAAAGTTTATCAGGAACGTCTTAAGCGGGCGTTTTATATTCCGTATCCAGGGTCTATTATTGACAAGCTTGTAGCTGAGTTAATGAGCAAGCCTCTTAGTTTTGAATTAGAAGATTCTACTTCGAGTACTGAGGACGGCGGACAGGCCGGCGCATCCGATACAGCTGATCAAGAGCTGCCGTCGTACTATGCAGACCTGGTTAAAAATTGCTCAAAGCTTGGGGGAGTGAAAATGTCCCTCAACCAATTTGCTCGCGAGCAAATGTTTAAAGCGCTGCAATGCCAAACAGCTTGGGCTCTTGTAGACATGCCTAAAGCTCCGGTAGAAGGTTACCCCAATCTAGCTGAGCAAGTCAAGGCTGGAGGGCTTAACGCCTATATTTGTCCGATCGATACTGAGTGCGTGATCGATTGGGAAGATAAAGAAGATGGAGAGCTTAAATGGGTCCTAATTCAGGATACGATTATCAAGCGCGATGGAATCGATACCGAGCGCAATATGGTAACAATTCGTTGGCGCTATTATCGTGAGAACGATTGGGCCATTTACGAGCTTACATACGACAAGAAAAAGAAAGCTACAGGTCCGGCTGATACAGACGATGCTCAGCTAGTAGATCAGGGTAAGCACAGTTTCGGTCGAGTCCCCGTTCGCCGCATGGCCTTACCCGACGGTTTATGGGCCATGGGTAAGCTCGAAGCGATGGCTCGTGCGCACCTGAATCAGCGTAACGCTCTCAGCTGGGGTCAGTTGAAAGCACTATTCCCCGTACCTATTCTCTATGTTCAAACTCCGGATCCGAAGGCTCCAGTAACCGAAGATGCAGGAAGAGTAGCTCAGCAACATGGCCAAGGCTATTTGCGAGTCTTTGCCGAGAAAGATAGGTTAGAATATTTCTCTCCTGATGTAGCTCCATATCAAACAGCTATTGCCGATCTAAATAATATTCGGGATGAAATGCACCGAGTATTATACTCGATGGCTCAGTCCGTAGATAACTCTGGTGCTGCTCTTCAACGCTCGGGGGAGTCTAAGGCAATCGATCAAGCTGCAGCCGCGGTAATTCTTCGTGCACTCGGAACGTTCATTCGAGAGCATTTAGAAGATTTACTTTTAACGATCTCGACAGGTCGAAAAGACAATTATCGATTCTCCGCAAAAGGAATGGATAATTTCGATGATATCACGCTTAGCCAACTTGTACTTGATGCGATTGGTCTTGCTACGGTAGATATTCCGAGTGCGACATTCCAGAAATTATTTAAATTCAAAGTTGCGAAGATTGCACTTGGCGCGGATGTCACTGAAGACGATCTTGAAGAGATTCAAAACGAGTTAGATACTAACGTCACTCAAGATACGTTTGAAGCCGAAGCTGACGCGAAACTTATGCAGCATCAAGCTACTTCCGCAACAGCCGAAGCGACTGCTGATGATCCGCAGGGTATAAAAGCGGCTAAGGCTCTCGGAAAAACTAAACCTTTTGGTGATAAAAAATCGGCCAAGCCGAAAAAAGGTAAACCGAAGAAGTAAGGGAAATTACTTTGACCCCTCTTCAAGACCTAATTGGAGCCGATCTTACTCCTATGAATATTTAGCGAGCATGATCTCAAGTAAACCAGATCCAAAAGAGTGTTTAGACTCCCATAAAGTCATTGGTGGAGTAGTACTTTGTCAAAAGCCTACAACTTGGGATTATGGTAATAGTTTATCTCCTTCTGTAACTTGCATGAATTGTCGAGATTATTGGCATTTTAGAGTTAATGCAGAAAGTTATAGAGTTGATTACGCAACTCCTAAATGTTTAGATGTGAAGTCTTGCTATACTCACATGATGGACTCACACACTTGTAATTGTTGTAATTGCAGAATCTATTTTCGGAATTTATTTAAATGAATCTAGATTTGGTTCCTTTAGATTATGAAGAAGATCTTTTTTCTAATTATAGATTAGATCTTTTTTGGCACTTCCAT